ATACCATATTGACAGTTTGGATGTCAAACCCCCCCCTCTCCCCTTGTCCGTGTGCCATTCCGCCTACCTAACTTACTATCTATTCCTATCTACCTATTCTTAGTATCTTATACCTATCTATCTACTACTTACTATCTACCTGTCTTAGGGTCTATTTTTAGGGGTGCTTTTGAAGAAAATTCATATAATAAGAATTAAATAATAACTTTAAAAGCACCCACCTAAGGGTATAAGAATATAGGTAGAAAGAAGTAAGAATAGATGGATAGGAATAGATAGTAAGTTAGATGGAGAAAAAGGGGACGAGGGACAGGGATACCCCCCCCACCCCGCCAAAAAGACAGAATGACAGAATGGTTTTCTGGTTTTCTGCCAAAATGTCATTCTTCCTGTAACTTAAAAGGATCAAGAATCACATCAATTAAGAACCATACTGCAATAGAAATTATTGCAATAATAATACATTGAATATAAAAATCATCATAGATATGCTGAGTCATGCCAGTTTCCAAATAGTAGGATGTTGAATGGATATAGCCATCATATAAGTAATATTGGTGATTGCAGTCATATGGGATTCAGCAATCATAATCTTAGCTTGCATACTGTCTTTAGCTACTACAATAGCAGTCCTAGCAGGTCCAGTATCTCCACGTACGGAATAAGTTACTTCAAAGGTTTGCAACATAATATTCTCCCTTATGATTAATGATGTAATGCTAGTGATACTAGTGACAATTCACTCACTAGACCACTACTCGCAAGCAATGATCTAGTAAATTACTGTCAATTACTACTATGCATCTTAGAGCAATGCAGTCAGCAATTCATCATCTGCCTTGTATTCTGCAATCATCTTCTCAAGTCTTGCAGTGAAACGAGTAGCAAGCACATCGCCAGCAGGAGCAAGAGACAATGCATTAATCAGGGAAGTACATACTTTCGGTTCATATGCAGTCTTTCCACCTGCAAGAGAACTAATCTTACCCTTGAATGCGTCTACTACTGCAAGAATCTTATTACTCTCTGCATCAGTAGGAGTAGAACTCACACCAAGTTTCTCTGCAAGAGTCACTGCAAGATTCTCTGCTACATTCTCATTGAACCATGCTGCTACTGATTCCTTCGTGAGTCGGCCAGATTCATTATTAGTATCCAGCCATTCACAGATAGCACTGATGGATACCTCTTCTGTAGTAATATGTGCTGCACCTGCGTCCACGCGCTCACGAATGATCTTATCTTGTACAGAATGCAAGTATTCCACAACATATGGTGCGAGTGCAGTGATATTGGCTACTACATCATTCTTAGCAATAAGAGGCAGAGACACACACTTACTAGGACGTTTGATCCCATACAGCTCACTACTCTTATCAGTAACAGTCTTATATGTTACTTTCGAGAGTCTTTGTCCAGTGAATGCCTTAGAGGTCTTAGGATCATAGTCAACAACAGAATGTGCAGCAGTAGAAATAATGGACATGATTGGGCTCTCCTAATAAAAGGTTACAATGGTGCTACTTGGTCAGTACTACTAACAATACAGACTATATTCTAGCATACAATCTGTATGATTAGTAGAGTACTTACTCTAATTACTCGTCACACTGATGCAGAGTCATATTCTTAGTCTGGTCATTAATAGGAACCAGATTACCGAAATCATCACAAACCATAAAACCTTTACGAGTAGCATAGATACTGCCAATAACTTCAAACACTTTACTATCCTTAATCATAGTTATTTACTCCTATCTGTTAGTTACAACTATTGTGTCTGTCTCTTGCTACTTACTGCTGAAATCAACTACTGAGCCCTTACTATAACACGAACAACCACTAAGAAGTAGAGGATTCCTTCTAATTCCTACCCTCTCCTGCATGCGAATACACATCACAATGATAATGATTCTCATTCACATTCCTATTCTCATTCTCAATCCTGAATACAAATAACAATCATTCTCATTCAAAGGAGGGGGATGAGACCTTTTTTAGTCGCGCGCGTGGTTCCTGCCTAAAGCATCTCACCAATTTTCCTAAACTTTTTTAAACTATCCTCAACTAGATACTAAGTTATTATTCTCATTCAAATCTCAACTTACATAGCCTACAATCATCTGAGATACTACTCCCAATTATGGAGGAATCCTCTCATGTCTAATATTTCAAACACCAAGTGGAATGCAACAGAAGAAAGAGCAATTAAACTTCTTGGCTCAGGAGTGAATCCGGAACAAGTAGCTACAGCAATTGGAGTTACTCCTTCTCGAATCAGTCAACTTTTAGCAGATCAAGACTTCGCAACTGCTGTTGCAGAATTACGATTTGCTTCTCTTCAGAGACACAATGAAACTGATGCAGCATATGACTCTCTAGAAGATGCACTTATTGAGAAGTTAGCAGATGTATTACCTCTCATGGTAAGACCAGCAGAAATTCTTAAAGCTATCCAAGTAGTGAATGGAGCTAAGAGAAGAGGTCAATCTGCACCAGAACAGATTACTCACCAGAACACAGTGGTTAATCTCATCATGCCAACTCAGATCATTCAGAAGTTCTCAATGAATTCTAATAACCAGATCACAAATGTAGGCTCACAGACTCTTGAAACTATTCAGAGTGGCACACTACTTGCTAGGTCTAAGGAAGCTAAAAATGCACTCCTCATCTCAGAAACTGGAGAATCCTCCCCCTCACAATAGACTCATAGAAGATAATAATAAGAGAGCACTTGAATTGCTGCTTAGGATTCAGAGTCAACTGGAAGCGACAGCAGTACTTTCAACAGCAACTAAGAAGGTGGGAGTATATGAAGTATGAATAAATTACTAGAAGCTCTTGAACCTACTCCACAAGAACTAGAAGCTGCTGAAGTACTTAGAAAAGAACAACTCGCGCAACTAGAACAAGACATTGCAACTTCTAAAGCAGTATCAGCTGCGGAAGAACTAGCAGCTACTCAAGAAGCTAGTTTTGATGCTTCTCAGGTACATGATCTTGCTAAGACATCTCTTGACTTCCTAGGTGCACTAGCTTCTCCACTTGTATTCAAGTACTGCTTTCCTCCAGTATTTGTAGCTGTCTGGAACTGGCTTCTTGATTTTGTATCTAAGCCTCGTACATTCCCACAACTTGCACTTGGACTTCCACGAGGATTTGGTAAGACTACAGTCATTAAGTTATTCGTACTGTACTGTATTCTTTTCACCAATAAGAAGTTCATTCTAGTTATTTCCCACACAGCTAGTCTAGCAGAGAACATTGTACATGACATTGCTGCATTCCTGGATGAACCAAATATTAAGAAAATATTTGGTGACTGGACTCTAGGAAGAACTAAAGATACTCAGGATGAAAAGCACTTTGGTTTCAGAGGTAGGAATATTGTTCTGAAAGGTATTGGCGCAGGATCAAGTCTACGAGGCATAAATGTTAATAACATGCGCCCAGATATTATGATCTTTGAAGATATTCAAAGTCGTGAAGATGCGGATTCAGAGAAGGTATCTAAGGATCTAATGACTTGGATGGTTGGTACTGCAATGAAAGCCAAGAGTCCTGATGGCTGCATGTTTTTGTTCATTGCAAATATGTATCCCACTAAGTGGTCAATACTACGGCAACTCAAGAGCAATCCTACTTGGACTAAGTTTATTGCAGGTGGTATTCTTGCAGATGGCACCTCGCTCTGGGAAGACTTACAACCTATTGAACAGCTTCTCAAAGAATTCGAGAATGACTTGGCAATGGGTAGACCTGAAATCTTCTACAGTGAAGTTCTTAATGATGAGAATGCAGCTGCTAATAACTTAGTAGATTTCAGTAGACTTCCTCCTTGTGAAATTCAAGAAGGTGAACCATTTGCTGGTAACTTCGTAATTATTGACCCTTCAGGTATGAAGCGTAAATCAGATGAAACAGCTATTGGTTACTTTGAAGTTCATACTGAGAAGCCTGTTCTCATGGAAGTTACATCAGATAGACTTAGCCCAGCTGACACAATCAGGCAAGCACTTAAGTATTGTCTCACTCATAACTGTAGACTTGTGGCTATTGAGTCTGTTGCATATCAGGCTACGTTGGGTTACTGGTTTGGATTTATCTGCCAGCAGTTGGGTATTACAGGTATTGAGTGTGTTGAAGTCTATCCAGGTGGATTTAGTAAGATCGCACGAATTCTAGCTATGTTTAAGATGTATCAAGCAGGTGATGTGCAAGTAGAACAGAAGATAAGAAATAAAGTGCATGCACAGATGACTTCATTCAATCCACTGAAAGATAATAATACAGATGACATTCTAGACTTGCTTGTGTATGCACCAAAGGTATTGGAAGAATTCCCGCAATTCATTGTCTCTAATGGACTCATAGTAGAACAAGAGCATAATGCAATTCCAATACTAGAAGATAATAGTTGTTTCTAATTCCACAAATTTCACAACAGGAGCTAAGATGTCATCTCCGCGTAATGCAAATAATACTGGTACCATCCCCATTCAGCTTTCTCAGAAATCCCAGCAAGGTATTCTTGAGTATGCAAAACTCTGTCTACAGCAATTCAATCATCAATGGAACTTGCGTGAGCGTATGCAAGAAATTGATAAAGCATATGCTCGTGAGATGGATTACTCAGAAGAGCATCTGCTAGCTAAGTCTGCTAACAGGCGTGGTGACAAGAATCGCTTTCAAAATGTTACTATTCCTGTTGTAATGCCACAGGTAGAAAGTGCAGTCACTTATCAAGCCTCTGTATTCCTCACTGGTACTCCTCTCTTTGGAGTTGCAGCTGCACCTGCTTTTGAAGATGAAGCCTTACAGATGGAATCAGTAATTGATGACCAAGCTACTCGGGGTGGCTGGGCACGAGAAATTACTATGTTCTTCCGTGATGGCTTTAAGTACAATCTGAGCGCACTAGAAGTATCTTGGGCACGAGAGATTACTTGGGTTCCTGAGACTGATCTGAAATTTGCAGGTGGTAGGATTGCAAAACCTAAACAAGTTCTGTGGGAAGGTAATAAAGTAAGACGTTGGGACATCTATAATACTTTCTTTGATACTCGCGTAGCTCCTGCTGAGATGCATATCAAAGGAGACTTTGTAGGTACAACTGAACTTATGTCTCGCATTCGTTTGAAGCAGTTTATTAGTTCTCTTCCTGATGTACGAATTGAGAACATTAAAGCTGCATTTGAATCAGGTATGGGAGCAATTAACTTCGGATCTAATGGTGGAGATGTAGCAGCATATTATGTCCCACAAGTGAATCCAAGAGTATTCCTTGATCCTCACTTCACTGGTGCTTTTAACTGGGAAGCCTGGGCTGGTATTTCTGGTGTGCAGAGTAGTATTCAGTACAAGAATATGTACCAAGTTACTACGCTCTACGCACGCATCATGCCTTCTGACTTCAATGTGGCTGTACCTGAAAGGAATACTCCACAGGTCTGGAAGTTTGTATTTGTGAATCATCAGGTACTTCTGTATGCTGAGCGACAAACTAATGCACACAATCTTCTTCCTGTTCTCTTTGGACAGCCACTTGAAGATGGCTTGATGTATCAGACTAAGAGTCTTGCAGACAATGTATCTCCCATTCAGGATATTACTTCTGCACTCTCTAATTCTCTGATTGCTGCTCGCCGTCGTGCTATTAGTGATCGTACTCTGTATGATCCTAGTAGAGTTACTGAAGCACATATTAATAACCCAAATCCTAGCGCAAAGATTCCTGTTCGTCCTAGCGCATATGGTAAGCCAGTATCTGAAGCTGTATATCCTTTTCCTTTCAGGGATGACCAAGCTCCATACATTCAGCAACAGATGCAACAGTATGGTGCAATGGCTAATATGATCTCTGGACAGAATCCTGTTCGCCAAGGTCAATTTGTTAAAGGTAATAAGACTCAAAGCGAATTTGATACTGTTATGGGCAATGCTAATGGCAGGGATCAACTTACTGCTATTGGCTATGAGACTCAAATCTTCACTCCTATGAAGGAGATTTTGAAGATTAACATTCTTCAGTATCAGGGAGGTACTTCTCTATACAATCGTGAGAAGAAGCGTCAAGTTAATATTGATCCTGTAGCACTGCGTAAAGCTGTTCTGAACTTTAAAGTAAGTGATGGCCTCACTCCTACTGATAAGCTCATGGACACGGATACGTTAGTTGTAGCTCTTCAACAGGTTGGTACTTCTCCTGTTATTGGCGCAGGTTATAATGTTCCACAGCTTTTCAGCTATCTAATGAAGATCAAGGGAGCCGATATCTCAGCTTTCGAGAAGTCTCCTCAGCAGGTAGCATATGAACAAGCTATGCAGCAGTATCAGCAGATGGTGCTACAAATTTATAAACAGAACCCAGATCAAGACCCAAGTAAATTACCTCCGCAACCTTTGCCTCAGAATTATGGTTATGATCCTGCGCAGAAAGCTGGCACTGATAGTTCTGTTCCTGCTACTAATGACAATGATGGCGATGAACAACAGCAACAGCAATAACTAGCGCAGTCGTAGCTATAGTCCAGCGGGCGGGCGACTTTGCGGATTACGAACGAAAAGGTTCCATGTCAAGGCCAAAGAGCGAAGCGTGCCTTGATGTGGAATCAGTGAGTAATAAGCTAGTCGACAGCGATCCGCTGGCAAGCGAAGACGAAGCGGAACTTACAAGGATATATTATGAGTCAAATTGTTATTAATACATTCACTTCATATCAACAAACTGATTCAGAGCTTATTCGTGCAATGACTCTAAGTCCTGAACAACAGCAATTTCTACAAACTCAAATTGCTAAGATTGCTGAAGAACGAATTGCATTAACTCCTGATCCTGTTAACTATGCTGCTTTTATTCAGCAAGAAGCATATCTTAAAGGACAGATTGATTTTGTAAAGTATCTTCTTGATTGTCACACCGATGCAATTAATAAGATCAAAGAAGCAGCAGAAGCACAGCAACAATAACCCTGTAGTACAACTAACCTTTTAAACAACTGGAGAAATTCAAATGAGCATTCTGTCGAAACTGTTTGGCGGTCAACAACCTGTAGCTGCTGCCCCAGCAACTCCTGCACTTCCGGGTAATATGCCAGCACAAAATAACAATCCTGCATCTGCTAACAATCCTACTGCACCTGCTTCTACTGTTGCAGCTACTGGAACCCCTGATGCTCCTAATGTTGGTGCTACTCCTGAAGGTCTGGATAAGTTCGCAGATATGTGGAATATCCCAGATGATCAGAAACCTAAAGCTCCTGAGTCTGCCTTTGCAGGTGTAACTCCAGAAGCTCTGCAACAAATTGCGGGTAAAACTGACTTCTCTAAAGTTGTAACTCCTGAGATGATGCAAGCAATCTCTGCTGGTGGAGAACAGGGTGTCGCTGCTACCATTCAAGCTCTGAATGCAGTAGCACAGCAAACGTACGCACAGTCCGCAGGTGCGACAATGAAACTTATTGATACCGCACTTGAGAAACAACGTACTCAATTTCAGGCAGAGTTGCCTAACTTGATTAAGCAGCAAACTGTAACTGAAACTCTCCGTAACACTAATCCTATCTTCAACCATCCAGCAGCAGCTCCTATGTTGGATACGCTGCAAAAACAGTTGCAACAGAAAAATCCTACTGCTACGGCAGATCAAATTCGTAAGCAAGCTGAAGAGTATCTTGTTAGTTTTGCTAGTGCTGCTACTCCGCAATCGGCACAACAGCAACAAGCAGCTAATAAACTCAAAGAGCCCGATTGGTCTGACTGGGTGTAATTTTAATTTCAATCTTAATTAGGAACTAACATGACTACTGGTCTGTTTAATACTTCGCAATTTACGCAAGACTTGGCAAAAAAGAGCTTTGCTGCTCTTATTACTCGTCTGATGCCGCAAGGTTCTGCACCGCTGTTTGGTATGACTTCGATGCTGGAATCTGAAACTGCTGTTCAAACTGAACATGGTTTCTTCACCAAGACTATGCTGTTCCCACAACTGACTGTTTCTGCTGGTGGTCAGCTTGTTGGTGATACTACCTTTACAGTTGTTAGCACTGCTAACATCCTGCCGGGTATGATTATGCAAGTTGATAGCACTCGTGAAAACATCATCATTAACAGTGTTACTGATGCTACTCACGTTGTTGTTACTCGTGGTCTGGGTACTGTGGCAGCACAAGCTGTTCCTGCTAATGCTAACTTGTATCAAGTTGGTAACGCATTCGAAGAAGCATCTGTTCGTCCGAATGCTCTTAACATCAATCCTGTTCGTATCACTAACTACACTCAGATTTTCCGCAATAGCTGGGGTATCTCTGAGTCGGTTCGTGCTACTCTGATGATTGCAGGTGAAACTAACCAAGCAGAATCGAAACAGGATTGCGCAGCTTTCCACGCAGTAGATATTGAGAAAGCTCTGTTCTTTGGTCAGAAGTCGCAAGGTACTCGCAATGGTCAACCGTTCCGTACTATGGATGGTCTGATTAATATTGTTGGTAACCTTACGTACTATCCGTCAAGCTATAGCGCAGCTAACGTGAATACTGCTGGTGCTACTACTAACTACACGCAGCTGGAAGCAATGCTGGACCCGGTATTCAATCAGAGCACTGATCCGAAAGTTGCTAATGAGCGTGTGCTGTTTGTTGGTGGTACTGCACATAAAGTTATTAATAGCATCGGTCGC